TTCTTTCATATTCATAAGCAGAAAATTCTGCATACGAATCCGGGCAGCGTTTCGGGTCAATGACAATTGCTTTCAAAGATTGCAACCATTTGAAAGAATAATCGACACTACCCGGACCTTTTTGTGCTCCGATACACCGTAATCCTAACTTGTTATAATCCGCGATGCTTTTTGGGTCTTCACTATCGGCAACGATCTTGTCTTCCCGTGTCAATCCTCGCCACTTGTATTTTCCGTTTTCATCGACCGTCAGAACCAGTTTCCCGTTTTTCAGTAATTCCGCTGTTGCTTCATTGCCTTTTTTCCAATCAGTCATTTCGCTGAAAATATAAAGCACTTGTTTTGCTGAACTGTAATACATCCCATTATATGCCCATGCGTCAGGATAGTACCCCCAGTCAAGTCCATGCAATATCCTGTCAAAATGGCTGATTTCTTCATCTGTGATTTCACGAATTTCCAGATTTTCAAACACCTCAGAACCAGTGCCGACAGGTTCTCCCATGTATTCATGCAGGTAAGCCCGTTCATTGGTTTCCTTCAGATAGTCCGCTTCGTTGAGAAACTGTTCGCCAAGCCATTCCTTCGGTGCTTGTAGGTAATTTGACTTGTGACAAAGACGGTCAGCACGGTCTTCTAGCGTGTCTTTGTTTGCCCAGTTATCACGGGAGATTGGCGGGTTATAGCTTTCAAAGTTCCAGAACCGAGAACCGCCACGCATCGTTGACTGCAAGATGGTACGGATTTCGGTGCGTCCGGCAAACTGGTCTTTTTCCTCAAAATGCGTGATTCCAATGTAACCGAACGGCACTTTGATTGACTTGATTTTCATCGGGTCATCCGCACCACGAAACATGATTTTCTGTCCAGTTGGCTTGTATATCAGCTCCATCGGCGTTCGCTGTGATTTCCACAAGTGCGACATTTCAAGTTCGCCGATACCCCAGATGTATTGACTGAAAACGCTGTCACGGATGGTATTGCCGACTTTTCGCAGAACCAGTGCATGAACATCAGGATTGTTTATCATTATCAGCGGAACGATGATAGACACAAACGATGATTTCAGCGAACCACGTCCGCCTGATAAGTCATAATGCGTATGCCCGTGAGCAATAACGTCACGGGCAACATCATAGAATGAACTGCCGATTATCTGAGATAATCTGACCTCAGACATCAAACACCACCTTCACAGGTTCATAATCCGAGTTGAAGGTTATACCTTCACTGAGTTTCTCAAGTGCAGAAACGATGGCGGGTAGATCGTAATCTACAATGATTCGTTTCCCGCCATCTGTAATCACTTGTCTTGAATGACTGCCACCTTTCTGTGGCATGCTTTCAAGTGCTGAGATAAGACGTTCAATTGCAAGACTTCTCGCTCGCTCAATTTTCGTCGCGTTATTGGCAATTGCATCAGCCCTTTTTTGTACCGCTTTTGAAGCGCCCTTGTCACGCGCACTGTCACGGTCTTTTACCCAACCTTCACGAGATGCTTTATTACTGAGTACAGTAAGCGATACAGAATACTTTTTTGCAAGTTTTCTGTAACTTGTATCGCCACCGATATATTCTGTTCGTATCGCACCCCAGTCAGGTTTTTTACTCATTTCTTAAACTCAATCAATCAGTAATTGCATCTTCATATTTTTTTACGTTTCTAACAACAATGTTGGTTACAGGTAAAATGATGATTTCATACCCAACTTTCATCAACACCGAAGTCAACATCATATTCACCAATCCAGCGAATGGTGTAGTACCTGCAAAAGCAATAGGAAAGAAAATAAGGCTATCGACGATTTCGCCAATAAAAGATGATAAGATAGCTCTAAAAGAAAAGCCTTTTAAATCATTCTTATGGTTTTCTTTCATTTTTGCGAAAACAATATCATTTGCCCAGTCACCAAGAATAAATGCAGAAAAAGATCCTAACAATATTCGAGGAGTATTTCCGAGAACTGCATTGAACGCATCTACATTCTGATACCAAGCGGGTGCAGGAAATTTTATTGTAATCAAGAAGATTCCCATCACAACAGCCTGTACCGCAAAACTGAGCCAGTTAGTGAATCTGCTCCATTTGTAACCATAGATTTCAGAAAAAACATCGCTAAGAATATACGTTACAGGAAAAATCAGTAAACCGCCAGCTGAAGTCAATCCAAAGGGAAGTTGTAATTGCCTTCCGGTGATTACATTAGAAGCCAGATAAAAAGATACCGAGATAACTGTAAGAATGCATTGTAATCTACTAATCTTCTTCATCCGAACCTTCTTTATAGATCACAACAGGAAGATGAGCATTTGTTACTCCATCTACGGCTACTTTGATATTATTTGTTTTGTATGCAGTTTTCAGGATTTGAAAAACTGCATCTGCCATTGCTTCTCCGGTCAATGGCTGTCCTTCTAATGCAGATATAGCTTTATCAATTACGATGAAATCTTCAATTTCATCTTTAGGGTGAACTTCTGCTTCTATTTTTGCAAGGTATCCTTTATTACCAAGCGGACAGAACGCAGTAATGCTTTTTGAGAAAGCGTACTTTGTGACTTTGTAGTCATTTTTCATAAAAACTCCTTAGTTTTTTATAGCAGGTTGTTGCCTACTGCTCTTACATTTCAACATTTGTTGAAATGCGTTTTTACATATCAGTAAATAACTTTATTCATCAATGCATACTCAGAATAGAGCTCTTGTGCAGGTTTTCTGTCAAGCTCTTTTATTTCGAGTACAGCATTGTCATCATTATTCTTTTTGATGAATTTATAAATAAAATCGTCTCTGAAACCAATCTTCTCGGCATCAATCGGTAATCCACAAACATAAACGGTTTTGATATTTGCCCAGATGATTGCAGATAAGCACATTGGACACGGATAACCAGTTGCATATAATTCACAACCGGATAAATCGTAAGTCTTTAATTTTCTGCATGCTTCTCGAATTGCTTCTATTTCAGCATGAGCTGTTGGGTCGTTGTTTGCAAGTACATGATTCGATGCAATAGAAATAATTTCATTATTTTTTACGATGACGGCTCCAAATGGACCGCCAATATTTTGTTTCATAGTTTCTCGCGCTTTTTTAATGCCGAGATTTATTATTTCTTCATTTGTCATAATAGCGGATCTTTCACCCCGTTAATTTTAAATGCTTTTTTACGGTCAATACAAGTTCCGCATTTTCCGCACGGATGTTCGCCACCCTCATAGCATGACCATGTTTTTTCATAAGGGACTTTGAGACGCAATCCTTCTTTTACGATTTCCGCTTTGTTTTTCATTATGAAAGGTGCAATAATTTCGACTTGATTTCCTGTTCCTGAATAAATGGCATTATTTAAATACATAGTGAATTCTGGGCTACAATCAGGATAAGCATTCCCGGCGGCATCATCAGCATGAGCGCCATAATAAATTTTTGATGCTCCAACGCTGACAGCAATACTCGCCGCCGCCGACAACATAAGACCGTTTCTGAATGGAACATATGTTGACACTGGACATCCATTTGTTTTTTTGAGCTGTTCAGAATAAGATTCTTCAGGAATATCGTTTTTAGAATGCTTCAATAAAGAACAATCACTCATTGAAAAAATATCAGATAAATTCAATTCAACAAGACGAACGTTATAGTATTTTGCAATTTCGCGAGCAGAGTTCATTTCACGGTCATGTTTTTGCCCGTAAAACATATTCACTGCTAATACATCTTCAGGAGTACAATCTTGTAATGCTACTGCGAGACAGGTAGTTGAGTCCAATCCACCTGATAAAAGAACAACTTTTTTCATAAAAACCTCTTATAAGTGTTTTTCTGCATATTTCTGAAATTTTATCCACTCAATATAATTGATGAGCGCCGCTTTTCTGGAGTCTCCGATTCTATGATTTTTAGGAGCATCTTTCTTTTTCATTGTTTTGCCATCGAAATAATAGATATATCCAAATCTGTTTCCTGTAGTCCAAGCAGTTGAATCAACAGAATCGAAATGGTATTTTTTGATTCCCTCTAAAGATGTAAATCCTAATCCATGAATTTTTGCACTGCGTTTATGAGCTTCTTTTATCAACCAAGTGAATGCTGAATAATTTTGCGGTTTAATTTCTTTGGTTACGATACCGCCGATTGCTACATAAGAATATTCATCACACATCTTCAAAAACTCTTCTTTTCCTCGCGACAAATGCCATACAGGTATAGGTTGCTTATTTGTGAGTTTTTCAAGTTTTTTTCTAAGCGTAAGCACATTTTTGTAACCAACTACAGCATCAATATCAAGTTCGAAGAATTTTTGTACATCATTTCGATTGATGAAGTCAGCATATCGCTCTACATATTCATCAAAATTTGCTTTACTATTTCCTTGCATGAAAGTGAAAGCACCTGAATCCAAAAGAAAATCTCCCAATAATGGTAATAACCTTTCAGTTTCATCATTCGCATAAAAGAAAGACTCCAGAATATATGGTTTCATTAATCTGTCTGTCGACTCATATAGTCCGGTG